TGAGTAGCGGCGCAACTCTTCCGGCAGCAGGGTTTCCTCCACGATAACCAACCCGTCGTCTCCCTCGCTGAAGACGCGGATCCCCCCGTCATCATAGTCCTTCATGACCCTGTCCACTTCCGCGGCGGCACTCGCGAGGTCCCCCGTGCGCGCGTAACACACCGCCGACAACTGAATCCACGCGTTGAGCAACGAATTGCCGAGGCTGGTTTCTGAGTCGCCGGACTTGCGTCTCATGCGCACGCGGTACTTTGCTTTCTTCTTCCCTTTGTACGTCTTGCTCGCGGTCGTGGCCACTTTTTCTGCCATCGCCTTGCGCGGACACCCCCGGGCGTGGAAGTACTCCGTCTCGTACGCCAGCAGCTGAGCGTGCACACAGGAGTCCCATGCTGCGCCGTCAAACCCGATGGCTGTCCCTTTGACGGGCCTGCCTCCTTTGTTCTCGAGCATCCTGCGGACCCTCCTGTTTTTCTGCTGCGAGCGCATTCCCTTGAGCAAGAAGCGGAACTTGCCCTTCTTTAGCCTTGCCTCCATCGCCGTCACCCATGGGCCCATCCCACACGCGCGTCGTGGTCCCGGGTCACTGATCAGGTGCGCCATCTTGCCATCAGCAGCCTCAAGACCTCGAGGACCCGCGTTGACCGTCGCGTCAGCGGTTCGCGCGACCAGCTCATCCTTCGTAAAGATCTGGGCGCGCCTGTCGCGGGTGCCTCGCTGAGCCTCTCGTGCTCCTTCCTCCCATCTGGCTCTCTTAGCCCCTGTAGCGCGCGCCATCCATTGACGCAGTGGCATCGGCCTGACCTCCTCGCCGTCCAGCTCCAGGTGTGCTCGCATTGTGTGTCCCACGAGCTCGCAGGCGCGGAAATTGGCGTTCCTCCGTAGCGCGATGCCCCTCTTGCGGACCAACTGGTACTCCGAGTGCGGGCACAATTGCGGTGCGACCCAAGGAACCTTCGCGATCGCCCTCTTCGTGGGGACGAGCAAGGTGGCACCAGGCAACGATACGCACTTCTTCAGCCACTCCCTGTGTCGCACCTCGTACCTGCAGCCCAGGCCCAATGGTCCTGCCTTGACCGCTCCCCAGCTCGACTCCAGCCCACACTGCCTCCTCGTCACCAGTGGCCGCCCCCAATACCTCTCTAACGCCTCCCCGCAAGTCTCGCGGCCAGCGCTAGCAGAAGCAGGCTCAGACCGGTTTGAACTCCACTGATTCTCCCCCGTGACACCGCCGCGCGCTCCCACACTCGCCAGCGGACACTTGCTGGCAGCTCGTTCCAGTTCGCCGGCACGCTTCTCCAGAAATTGACATGCTTCAAAGCCGCAGCCACTAGTGAGCTGCGCGTCAATAGCTCGAGCGCCCACACCGCCAAAACCAATCTCCCCGGCCCAGCACCGACCAGTCGTCGCAGCAGCGGCAGCCGCCTGAAAAATGGCTCCACTCGTGCGAAAAGCGCCCTGAATGCCAGCCCAACCGCCTGTCGGACAGCTGGCGGCATTATCGCGAAGAACTCTCCCAGCCATGGCGGAGGCGCCGGGCCCAGCAGGACGGAACGGAGACGGCCAAGAAGGACGAACACCACTGCACAACTGGTGAAACGCCCCGGTAGCAGCCGTCGGAGACTCCAGCACCAGCTTGCCGCGCTGTTCTCCGCAACCAGCATATGGTCGCACTCTACGGTGGCCTCGGCCAATTGGCGCTCGGCGAGCGAGCGCGCAACCATCACACCGACAACCGCTCGGCATCGCATTCGGAGCCAACTGTGCACGGATGGCACCGTTAATTCCAAGACCCTCATACTCTCGTCCACCGTTTGTGCTATATAGCCTCTCCGCTCCGAAATCCGCTCTTCCGCTTTCCCCACTGGGCCCGCCTCGAAATCCGACTTCAACTGGGCGAGCACGTCCTTCTCGATCAGTGCCACTTCTTCATCCTCCTCATCCCTGAAGTCCGGGGCGGTCCCCGCCAGGTGCCTGTCCACCATCGCCTCACGCGATAGGAACCCTCGCCTTGTCACGGCCATCCAGTGCCGCTGCGCATAGAAGATCTCACCCTGTGGTGCCGGCAGGACTGCAGGGGGGGCTCCCAGGCCCATCCACGTGATCTGACACGCGGCCCCAGGCTGCCTGTGCACGTGCACC